CATAGATTTAATACAGTAAACGGTGACACTTATAACGTAACTACTTCCGTAGGTTGGAAGTTTTAATTAGGGAGATAAAATGGATTGGTATACAACTGGATGGCTACTTGCTGTTTATACTATAGGAACATTCTTTGGTTATAGAATGGCGTATAGAAAGAACTTTGTTATTATTTCAGAAACTATAGACGGCTTAAAAAGAGGTGGCTTTCTAAAAGTTAAAGATACAGGTGATGACAATTATGAAATTTTAAAGGTAAAACAAAATGATTAAAAAGAAGATTTATACTTGGCATGACGTTGAAAAAATGTGTTCACAATTACTTGTACAACTTTACAATAGTGAATGGAGACCTGATTATATTGTAGGTATTACACGTGGAGGTAATGTACCTGCTACAATTTTAAGTAACATGACAGGCATTAGATGTGAGGCTGTTAAGGTTGCTTTACGAGATGGTGAATCTGGTAAGACAGGAGACAGTATTTCTTGGATGGCCGATGATGCTAAAATGGGCAAAAATATTTTAGTAGTAGATGACATTAACGATACCGGTGCTACATTTAAATGGTTATCTCAAGACTGGGGACTTAATGGTGGAGACAATGTTCGTTTTGCTACACTAACAGAAAACTTATCAAGTGAGTTTGATGGAGTCGATTATTACTGTGATGAAGTTAACAAAGCCGAAGAAGATGTTTGGCTTGTTTATCCTTGGGAAAATGTAGGTGAATATAATGGATAAAGAATACAAAAAATATACTTGTAAGTATAAGGCTGAATGGCCTGTTGATGAATTTGGTAGGATTGGTGGTATGTACAGTTTAGCTGACTTGCCAGTTCAAGGTTATGTTGAAATAGAAAGAACGGGTACTTTGGTATCTCAGGATTCTAAACGCCAAATGTACGAAGTACAAGATTCAGAAAGAATGTTTGTTAAAAGGGTGGTTCCTTTTACAAAGGTCACAGATATAATGGAAGTGGAAAATGGATAGGATAAATATGTTGACAATCCCCTATACTTTCTGTTATAATAATAATATGAAACTAGACGTCTACAATGGGATCATCCGTCTTAAAACATTCTGCCCCCTCAATAGAGAGGTAAAATAATGGCTTATCAAAGTACAAAAACATATGGTAATGACAGAGGCTTTTCATGTGCTTTCAGGCAATGGAGTGCTGACAGTCATTGTAATTTAATTCACGGATATTCATTAGGCTTTAAATTTATATTCGAAGCTGAAGAACTAGACGAACGTAATTGGGTTTACGATTTTGGCAACTGTAAATGGATCAAACAATGGATCGAAGATACATTTGATCATAAAACGGCTGTCGATGTTAACGACCCTTATATAGAAACATTTAGAGAACTACACAAAGCAGGACTAGTCGACTTACGAGAAATGGATGGTGCTGGTTGTGAGAAGTTTGCTGAACATACTTTTATGTTTGTTGCTCCTAAAGTATTAGAAGGAACAGGTGGTCGTGTAAGACTAAAAAGTGTTGAAGTATTCGAACACGGAGCCAATAGTGCTGTCGTAGAAGATTTAGTTTTACCAGAACATATTAACGAAAGTAGAGAGGTACATTAATGGCACTAATTCCAATAGTTATTGAACAAACAAGTAAAGGTGAAAGAAGTTATGATATCTATTCACGTTTAATGAAAGATAGAATTATAATGTTAAGTGGTGTTGTAGAAGAAAACATGGCTAACATTGTAACTGCTCAACTTTTATTTTTAGAAAGTCAAGACCCTGAAAAAGATATTACACTTTATATTAATTCACCAGGTGGTAGTGTAACTGACGGAATGAGTATGCTTGATACTATGAACTTTGTTAAATGTGATATATCAACAGTAGTAATGGGACAGGCTTGTTCAATGGGTTCATTGTTAGCAAGTTCAGGTACTAAAGGTAAACGTTTTATGTTACCTAATGCTAGACATATGATACATCAACCCTTAGGTGGATTTAGTGGCCAAGCTACTGATGTAGAAATTAGAGCAAATGAATTATTACGTTGGAAGAAAGTCTTAACAGAAGTTTATGTTAAAAACACAGGCAAAGACTTTGATACTTTATCTAAGGACATGGATAGAGATAACTTTATGACAGCCGAAGAAGCCGTTGCTTACGGTTTAGCTGATAAAATTGTTGAGGAGAGAACATGACAGTAGCAACTAAAGATCCAGGCAAAGGACACTTTTATATCAGCCTAGTAAAAAGTTTTATTAGGATTGGTGCTGGTGTTGGACTAGTACTAGCCGGTATGGCATTTAGTACACACAATGGCAACCTTTGGCCTGATATTGCTTATTGGTTAAAATTTGCTGGTGCTGGTCTTGTACTTGCTGAAGTGTTAGGAATCTTAGAAGAGATTGTATAATGGCAGATTTTGCTCAACATGATTTTAGTAAGACAGTAGAAAAGAAGTTTTATTACTCTGAAATATTTCATAGTATTCAAGGTGAAGGACATTACACAGGTGTTCCTACTGCTTGGATTAGATTCTTTCTATGTAACTTACAATGTAACGGGTTTGGACAAATAGATCCTACTAATCCTGATACATATGAATTACCATTTGAAGACTTTGATGTTGATTCTGTAAAGCGAGTTGAAGACTTACCTGTATGGGATAAAGGTTGTGATAGTTCTTATACTTGGGCAAAGAAATTTAAACAACTAATGGGACAAGAAACTCCAAGTGCTATGGCGAATAAAATTGTCGATGTATTAAGGAATGACAGTAACCCAGAAGGATTGTTTGAACATCCTATAAGTAAAATGAAACAACACTTATGTTTTACAGGTGGAGAGCCGTTAATGGTTACAGGACAAACAGCAAGTGTTGGTATATACAAAGAATTAGAAAGACAAGGTAATCTACCAAGTTCAATGACATTTGAAACAAATGGTACACAAAAATTAAGAGAACCATTTATTGAATGGGCTAGTAGTATACCAGAAGAAGTTTTCTTTTCTTGTAGTCCTAAACTGTTTACAGTATCAGGAGAAAAACCTGAAAAAGCAATTAGACCTGAGATAGTAGCAGAATATACAAAAGCTTCTAACAAAGGACAATTAAAATTCGTTGTTGGCTCTGCCGATAGAGAGTGGGACGAAATGGAATCTGCTGTTGAGAAATTTAGATCAGCAGGTGTTAACTGGCCTGTGTGGGTTATGCCTACTGGTGCTAGAGAAGAAGAACAAACTGCCGGCGCTGGTAAAGTGGCGGAAAAGGCATTTAAAAGAGGATATAATGTGGCGGCGAGAGTACACGTTTATCTATTTGGTAATGCTATAGGAACTTAAATTATGGACTTGAGAACTATTTGGTATTCGGCTGAACAGATCGCTTTAAAATTTAGTAAACAAGAGTTTTTAATAAAGACAGCTGAATTACTAATCAAAATACTACATACAATAATTTTATTTGTTTTATGTGTATGTATTTTTACATACCTTGTATTTGAATCTTGCTATAAGATGATAAGAGATAAGGCAAAAACAAAAGTAGAAGAAGACGAACCAATGGAGCATGAACCGTTGCCATATAAAATAAAAGGCAAACACGAATTAGACGGTGACCCTGAGTTCGTTAAACGATTAAGAGACAAAGGAATATAGGAGAAGTTATGGAGAACCCATTTAAAAAACTTTTTGGTAAAGAAAGTAAAGCAAAGACTAAAAAAGAACACAAGTCTGACAAAGAACTTGCTACCGAAAAAGAATTGCCCTATGTTAACGTAATTGGATTTGACTTAGATAAAGGAAATCCAAGTCAAGGTGCTTTTGAACTAGATTGGAACATTTATTTTATAAACCAATTAAGGGGAGAAGGCTACCAAGGTAAAACAGATGAAGATGTTGTAGACAATTGGTTTCAAAAAGTATGTAAAAATGTAGCTTTAGAAACTTGGGAAAACTATGACGCTGATCCTGAAAATAGATCTACTGTTAACAAGGTAAAACGTGATGATGGCAAAACTGAGATTAGTTAATGTTTTTTCTTAATTTTGGAAATGGACAACCCGGCGGTGTAGGTACTGTAACAGATTACAGGACTGCTGACGAAGATGGTGCTTGGGTAGGAATGGAACGTTATGTACACCCCACAGATGCTCAATACTCATGGATAAATAGATTAGCTGAGCTTTATTCAGCTAGAACTAAAAACTTCTGTAGACACGAAGCAACTACAGACAGAATCTTACAAGAAGTTAGAGAAAATTTAAACTTATACGACTTTGATCAATGTTATATCTTTATAGCTTTATCTGGAGTAAAACCTAGATTGTTTCCTATATATGGAGACTGGGGAAGTGCTAAAGATAGCCACTGGAGTAAGTATTACGACTACCATGGCTTAGAATGTAGAATGGATGGTACTGACTTTGATTACGAAAAAGGTCGTGAATTGATTTTTAATGTACTAAAAACTAACGGCGTTAAAAAAGGTGATACTACATTTGAATCTTTTGTTGATCTAAAGTTTAGAGGGTTCTTAAATGAACAAGGTTTAAACTTAGATGATACAGACAATCCTTTGAATTCATTCCATCCTGATAATGCTATCTATACTGACATTATTAACGAATGGTTAAAAAGAAAAGAAGTTGAATACTTAAACGAATGTGAAAAAATAGATAATCTGCCTCCATCAGGTGAGAGGCATGAATGGTATCAAGACGAGCTTAACGAAACTTTAAAAGTAATTAAAGAGTCAGATCATAAGTTTTTCTTTTATTGGGCAGACGATTTGCCTGGGGAAGGACACATACCAGAACAGGTTGGTTTGGGCGATTTGGACGATAAGGTAAAAATTGATCAACCTAATGTATATTGGTTTTGGGGGATTAGTATGTCAAACTACTTCAAAAAAATGAATATATCTCCTAGATTTTTAAACTACTATCAACAAGAATCTCATTTTGACTTTTACAAATATATGAGAAATAAGTTGACAGATTCTAAATTGATGCTATAATAATAGTATAACAAAATTAAAGAGGATAAGAATGAAATACTTAATCGTAGATACTGCTAACACATTTTTCCGTGCTAGGCACGTTGCCTTTCGTGGTGCTGACTTAGACGAAAAAGTTGGCCTTGCTATTCATATTACTATGAATAGTGTTAATAAAGTATTCCGTAAATTTGAGGCAGATCATGTAGTGTTTTGTTTAGAAGGTCGTAGTTGGCGTAAAGATTTCTATGAGCCTTATAAGAAAAACCGTGTAGTAGCACGTCAGGCACTCACTGAAACAGAACAAGAAGAAGATAAAGTATTTTGGGAAACATATGATGACCTTACAACTTTCTTAAAGAACAAAAGTAATTGTACAGTTATTCGTAATGAAATAGCAGAAGCAGATGATTTAATTGCTAGGTTTATACACCAACACCCAGATGATGAACATTATGTTATTAGTAGTGATACAGACTTTCATCAACTGTTAGATAACAACGTACATCAGTACAATGGTATTACAAATGAATTACATACAATTGAAGGCATATTCGACGACAAAGGTAAGGCTGTAATAGATAAGAAAACAAAAGAACCTAAAGCAATACCTGACCCTAAATGGTTACTATTTGAGAAATGTATGAGAGGCGATACTAGTGATAATGTCTTTAGTGCTTTCCCTGGTGTTCGTAAAAAAGGTACAAAAAATAAAGTAGGATTACTAGAAGCTTTTGAAGATAAAGATCGTAAAGGCTTTAATTGGAATAACATGATGCTACAACGTTGGGTAGATCACAACGAAGTAGAACACAGAGTACTAGACGATTATCAACGTAATGTTACGTTAATTGATCTTACAGCTCAACCAGAAGAGATTAAAGACTACATCGATGAAACTATTACATCAATTGATGTTAAGTCTAATCCTATGGTAGGAGCCCAATTCTTAAAATTCTGTGGCAAGTATGACTTACAAAAGATTAGTGATCACATAGAAAGCTATGCTCACTTCTTACAATCGAGTTACAAGGAATAGACATGACAGTTAAACTCAAAACAATTATTAAGAATAACTTTTGGATTATGGAAGAAGACGGAACCAAAGTAGGTACTGTAAACAAAATGGATCAAAAGAACTATCAAATTTTTAGCAGACATTCTGATCGCCCTGTAAAATATACAATGAATGACATCATTACTAGATGGGGTGAAGATTGTTTTAAGGACCCGGTTCAAGTAGATGTAGCTCAAAACATTACCAAAGAAGGTAAACAGTATATGCTATTTGGATACCCATGTGCTAATAAGCCTACAAATGAAATGTATGATGTACAACGAAAGTTACCGTTATATACTAAAAATAATAAATCAAATAGTGTTCATTCAGCAGGATATTATATTGTAGAATATCCAAGTAACGGTTGGACTAGAAGTTTTTGTCCTAAACTAGTAACACTAGAACGTTATTCATATCAAGGACCTTTTAAAACAAAAGCCGATATGGCATTGGCACTTAAACAAAGTAGAGTTAAATGAGTATTCACTTAGAAAATTTTAGAGCATTAGTACAAGCAAACCAACAAAAAAGCCTGTCTACGACGACCTTAGAGACCTCTACAGCGTCGAATGTTGTCCATAGTATCACACAACTTCAGAATAAACTTATAGAAGTACAAGACCAACTGATACAAGCTCAACGTAAAATTATTGAGCAACAAACTGTTGAAGTTGAAATGGATGGCGACAATTGGTCGACTTAAACACCCATATAAAAACCATTAACTACTCATAGAAAGAAGATAAATACTCATAGAACAGGAGTATCAAAGTGAGTAGACCTAAACCAGTAATACTGTTGGAAAAGACAGATAACAAAAGTTACCAAACAGACCAAGTCTTAGCAAGTGAAGGTATATGGGCTGTATATTACGAGGACCGTCCGATCAACTTGAAAACATTTAATATGTTGGTAAGTTATCCAGGACCTAAGTATAAGAAAGTTTCATTTTCCAATCCAGGCCATGCTATCAACCTAGCAAAAAAATTAAATTCTAAATATGCTACTGATAGATTTACTGTAGTTAAACTAGACCGTGGCGAAAACGTTCCCCTCTAATAAAATTGAGATTACAAACTCTCTCGTAAAACATCTTGGCAACATTACCAAAGAAGAAGCAATATCCACTTGGTGGCGTAACACTAGAGTACATTCAGGTTTACGATTAACAGAAGAAGGCTTTAAAGCATTTACTCAGCAACTGTTCGTTAAGCGATACTCAATATCCATACAAGAATCAGTAAAGGCAATAAAACATAATCCTAGGTTATTATTACAACTAGATCATCACATAACTTGCCCTTACTACTTTCCCCCTAGAAAACAATCTATAATCGTATTTGGCGAACAAGAAGCTAATATGATTTCTCTATATAATGGTGATCTCAAATTATATATGGCTAATACCGACGCTTGGTATTAATCTGGTTGACAAACACCACTAGATATAGTATACTGTACACATAATAAGACACTACATCTAGTGTCATAACACAGGAGAAAAACACATGAATACACTTTTTATTAAGAGATTGGCTATTAATTTTGGCATTGTAATTGGATCTATGGCTGTAATAATGCTATTATTCTTAGGAGGAGAATACTTCTTTTCCAATGGACCGTTTGGAATAATGGCTGGTTTGGTAGTATATTTGTTATATTGGCTTGTAGATATGAGCTATTTTCAGGCAAAATCTGAGTACCACGATAAGCAATATGACGAGATCTCCAAGAAACATGGCATAAAATAAGGCAAAAAAAAGATGAAAAAAAGACGTCTTTTTGGTTGACTTTTGGCCTTATGATGCTATACTATATGTATAAGTTAGAAAAAGATGAGTAATAATTTAAACAACGAAACGGAGAAAAATATGTCCTCAACAATAACAGAACACCGTACCGTAACTTCAGAAGGAGCTCGTAGGAGCATTGTAAAGGCGTTTGCTAAAAAACGTCCTATCTTCCTTTGGGGTCCTCCAGGTATTGGTAAATCAGAACTAGCACAAGGTATTACAGATTCAGGTGATATTGGTAACGCCTTGCTAATCGATCTACGTATGGCACTAATGGAGCCTACAGATATTAAAGGTATTCCTTTTTATAATAAAGAAACAGGTACAATGGACTGGGCACCACCAGTTGATTTGCCAACTGAAGAACTTGCTAAACAATATGACACCATTGTTGTATTTTTAGATGAGCTTAACTCTGCTCCTCCAAGTACACAGGCGGCGGCCTACCAACTAGTTCTTAACCGTAAGGTAGGTAATTATACATTGCCTGATAACGTTGTTATTATCGCGGCTGGTAACCGTGAAACTGATAAAGGTGTTACTTACAGAATGCCGGCACCATTGGCTAACAGATTCCTACATTTGGAAATGAGAGTTGATTACGAAAGCTGGTTAGACTGGGCTGTTAACAATAATATCCATTCAGATGTTATTGGACACATTACAGTTCATAAACAAGATTTATATGACTTTGATCCAAAAGGGTCAAGTCGATCATTTGCTACTCCACGTTCGTGGACATTTGTTTCAGAGCTAATCGACGATGACGATTTAGATGATGAAACATTTACTGATTTAGTTTCAGGTGCTGTTGGCGAAGGTATTGCTGTTAAGTTTATGGCAACTAGGAAGGCTAGAAATAAACTTCCAAACCCAACT